TAAAATTATTCTTAATATTTTATTCCTGTCCTGACTACAAAAAAATATTAAGAATAATTTTAAACGTAAAAGGATTCTTAGTATTATAATCAAGTAAACAAGTTCTTTGAAAAAAATTAATTATCGGGTAGTAATGCAAAAGGTTACTTCTTAGCTCAGCGGTTGAGCAATTTTCTTAAACAAAATAGGCCGCGGGTTCAATTCCCGCAGAAGCGCGAAAGCGTTACACCTTTGCAACTTTCTCCTGATAAACTTATTAAAGGTAATAGTAATCTAAACCGTTACTTCGTCTGTTAAACGAGAGGTCGTTGGTTCGAATCCAACATGGGGAGTAATCTTCATTAGCTCAGCTGGCTAGAGCGCTAAAATCTCGGTTGGAAACTTTCTTTACCTTTATCATTTGGAAGATATTCCCTCAGTTATGAGCTAATAGCAGTTTATTCTAGTTTCCTATAAAACTAGAGGTGCTGTTGACTGGGGCCAGAATCAGTTAATGCCTTTTTAGAGAGCGAAGAGTTTGGAAGCGAAGCTCTACCTTTGATCAGATGCTAGCATGAAGATCAAGCATAAGAGGCCGGAAGATGGAATGTAAGCCGGCCTCTTTTTTAAAATCAATTTATTGGAGTGTTGAGCATTTGGCTGGCTCGCTTGACTGTAAATCAAGTCCTAACGGCATGGGGGTTCGAATCCCTTCACTCCAACGAAAGATAGTGGCCTTCTCTGTCGATGCTGTCGACAAGCTAAGCAGATCAAAGAATTTCATCACCCTTTGCTGAGGCCTCATTAAAACTCAGGAAGCAATTAAGATTGGAGCGAGACGGGTACTCCATCACTATCTTTTATTTTTTCGGTCTGTCAGTCCAGTTGGAGTGGACGCCTGCCTGTCACGTAGGAGATCACGGGTTCGAGTCCCGTACGGACCGCCGGGAATATTTTGTACCTTCATTGAGATAAATAATCAAAATGAAGGTACACTATGGCAAGAAAGGAACATCAATATCATTACATTTACAAGACTACTTGTAATGTTACTGGAAGATATTACATCGGGATGCACTCGACTTCTAACTTAGAAGATAGATATATTGGAAGCGGGACTAGATTATGGAAGTCACTCAATAAACATGGAAAGGAGAATCATTCAATTGAAATATTAGAATGGTATTCAGATAGAAATTCATTGAAACTAAGAGAAAAAGAATTAGTTAATGAGGAAACTCTTAATGATCCAATGTGTATGAATTTAATGATTGGTGGAGGAGGTGGAAAAATATCAGACGAGCAACAAAGGTCTAGATCAATCACTGGAGGTCGTGCATTTGCTAATAAATTAAAAAGTGATCCTGAGTTATTAAAACACGTTCAAATGATTGCATCAAATAACTTGAAAAAATTACATGAGAAAGGAGATTTCAATTATAATACTTTTCAAGGAAAGACGCATTCCGATGAGACTAAAAATAAAATTGGAGCAGCAAATTCAATTAAGCAGAGTGGATATAATAATTCACAATATGGAACTTGTTGGATAACTAATGAAATTGATTCTAAGAAAATTCATAAGGGCGATCTTATCCCAAGTGGATGGAGATTAGGTCGAAAAGCCCTCAAAATAAGAAGTCGTAACTCCTAGTAAAAACCTAGGCTAATTTCTTGTTTATCTGGACTCATAGCTCAATTGGTAGAGCATCGCACTGTTAATGCGAGGGTTGTAGGATCGTGCCCTGCTGAGTCCGCCAAAAATTGAATATATCCATGTATTTCAGCTGGTTAGAATATCACCCTGATAAGGTGAAGGTCGAAGGTTCAAGTCCTTCCATGGATACAAAGGGGAGTAACTTGCGTGGGTGCCCCAAGTGCTGCAGCATTACCACGCTCTACGGAAATGTGTCAGAGTGGTTTATTGTACTTCCCTGCTAAGGAAGTGGTCGCTGCAAAGAGGCCCGTTGGTTCGAATCCAGCCATTTCCGCCAAACATCGTGACTTAGTGGAAAAGAACGAGCTCTCATAAGGCACGTCAAGTGAGTTCGAACCTCACGCACGATACTAAAAAATAAAAAAATTATGAAAGTAATAATGACAGGAAATTTCGAATCATCTAAATTGATGCTTCGAGGAAGAGACCCATCGCCCAAAGGACGAAAGGGATGGCGTAGTCGGGCCGCACAAGTCTGCATCAAGTTTACGAATAAATTGACGAAGGCCAAGTCAATGGTGTAAATCGACTCTCCCCACTTACGGAGTGGGGTTTATGGTGGTTGTAGCTCAGTTGGTTAGAGCGCTGGTTTGTGGTACCAGAGGTGGTGGGTTCGAGACCCATCTTCCACCCAAAAAACAAAATGCCTCGATGGTGGAATTGGTAGTCACGTCGTGTTTAAGCCGCGATATCTTTAAGGTGTGAGGGTTCGACTCCCTCTCGAGGTACTAAAGGAATGGTAAGTGAAGCTGTTAGGTACGATAAGGTTTAATCACCCAAAGCATTAAAAAAAGGGTTTGGAGTAAACGTACAAACCAGAAACCCCGAGAGACCCGAGGCCATTCCTTTTCTTTACACCTTTAGCTCAGCTGGATAGAGTCTCTGATTACGGATCAGATGGTCGGGAGTTCGAATCTCTCAAGGTGTACTCTTATAGAATCCGATGTCGGTCCCGATCTAGGTCGGGCAAATACACAGACATAGCTCAGTTGGTAGAGCACTGGTCTCCAAAACCAGGTGTCGGGAGTTCGAGCCTCTCTGTCTGTGCTCAATTGGTGAAGTAGCAAAGCTGGTCTATGCAGCGGACTGAAAATCCGATGATGGCGGTTCGACTCCGTCCTTCACCACCAAAAGCCAATATGTTTCATGGTCAGGCTAGTCGCGGCGGCTAGTTGGTCTGCAAAACCACCGGAGTGAGTTCGACTCTCACCCTGACCTCTTTTTAATATGTCTCCTCAGATAAATAATAAAAAGTCTTATTGGGTTGGCACCTTTTCATATATTTGCAAAGAAAAATGCAAAGAAACTTTCAAATTTTAAAGTAGGAGTTAGCCTACGAATAAAGATAAAATTAGCAATTGCTGCAATTCTAATGATTGCATATATGTGCGTTAAAATTTCAATTCTTGCTGGATTGCGTGAGTCTACTGAGGTTACTCGATGGATAGAATTTGTTGGTGTTATTTCATATATTCTAATATCAATCCTATTAATTAAAGACTTTATCAATTTAACTAAACATTCAGTATCTAAGGAATCTATTGATAAGATGAGTGAGTTAGAAAATTTCTTAGACTCTTCGTCAATTATATCTAAGGCTGATGCTAAAGGTAAAATTACTTATGTAAATGATAAATTCACTAAGGTTTCTGGTTACTCACTAGAAGAAGTGCTTGGAAAAGATCACTCTATTGTAAATTCAGGAGATCAACCTGATGGATATTGGGGAAAAATGTATGCTCAAGTTCTTACTGGAAAAATATGGAATGATGTAGTCACAAATAGAGCAAAGGATGGCTCTCTATATTATGTAGATACTTATATCAAAGCTCAATTTAATCAGCATGGTAAGCTTGAAGGATTTATGTCGATTCGCCAAGATGTTACTGAGCTACGAAGAAGGGAGGCTGAGATATCTAATAGAATGAATGCAATTAATAGATCAAATGCTGTTATTGAATTTGACCTAGATGGAAATATTAAATTTGCAAACGATTTATTTTTAAAAACATTAGGCTACTCCTTAAATAGTGAAATTATAGGAAAACACCATAGTTTATTTGTTGAAGATGAAGTAATAGATACTGATGAATATCGAGACTTTTGGAAAACATTGGGCACTGGCAAATTCTTTATGGGAGAGATCACTCGAAAGAAGAAAGACGGATCACTAATCTATCTTCAAGCAACATATAATCCTATTATAGGCACTGATGGAAAGCCATATCGAGTAATGAAAATCGCTACTGATATTACTCAAAGTTTTAATCAACAAGCTGAAATTGAAAAGAAGAATACTTATCTTGAGCATGCGGCAAAGATTCTACGGCATGATATGCATAGTGGAATCAATACCTATATGCCTCGAGGATTATCATCACTAGAACGAAGACTTTCAGATGACCAGATAAAAGAGCTTAAGATTGAAGCTCCACTAAAAATGATTAAAGAAGGATTACGACACACTCAAAAAGTATATAAAGGAGTTTACGAATTTACTAATCTAGTAAAAAAGGATGTTGTTCTTACTCGCGAAGACTTAAATCTCAAAGACATACTCGAGGACTATTTGTCCTCGACTGCATATAGACCGCAAGTAAT